AATCTTATTAGAATAGTTAAATCCTAAAGATGGTACAGTTGCTGTTACAGTTCTATCATATGGAATATATTGATATGGATATGTTGGTGCTGAATAAAAATTACTAGCCGTTGCAAATCCAACATCTCCAACATATGATGTATCTATTGAAACGTTTTTAATGAATGGGTCTAATACTCTATCTTTTGGATATTCAAAATCTAAACGGAATACTAAATCTTTTGTTGATGAATCAAAATCGTTTCCATTAATTGCATCTGGGAATAACGTATGATTTTCAAATTTACTTCTTTGTAAAGGTACAGTCCATAATCTGAATTCATCCAAATTACCAGAATACCCATTACTACCAACCTCAATATAATTACCATTTTCCCATTGAGTATCATCAGTCAATATAGACATACTTACAAATGTGGTTTGTCTAGTACCATTTGAAGTACCTAACCAAACCTCATATAAAGATGTTCCGCCAGGATAATTATATCTATTAATTGCTACGTTTGAGTAATTTTCAAGTGATAACGGAAATCCCAAACTTCCTGTTTTTAAATCAACTCCATAAACATATGGAGAATAACTAGCAGTATCAAAGTAATATGTTGATACAGAAGCACTTATAAATGGTTCATCTACATAACTACTTAACGATACATCTCCCCCAAAATTTAATTCTAATTTTGCAAAAGAACCAGTAGTTTGTAATAAATCTAAATTCCATTGACTTGATGATATTAATCTTTGTGGAGTTGATGTAATTGATTGTGGTAATATTCTAAACTCAATACAATTAGGATAATCTCCTGTTTTTGTTTGTTGCCAAGGAACTCTTACCGATGAATTTTCATCTAATACAATCGCTGCGGTTCTATCATCAAATGTAAATTTAGTAACACCACCCCTAGTTGGATCTTGAGGTCCACCAAATTCCATTATTGTCAACATAGATTGAGGTACACCATAACAAGCCATTACAGCTTTAAGTGCTCTAGAAGTACCCTTATGTTTTAATAGGTATGGTAAATTATTTAGGATTCTTCTCCATACTTCGTAGTTTGCATCTTGCAAACTTCTTCCATATTTAGGATTACCTTCTTGAGTTGTACCAAACATATATTCCCAAAGTAATTGAGAATTAAATGCTCTTTTTTCATTCCAACCCATTGAGTTTAACATAGAACTAACTAATGAATCAGGAACTCCTAATTCTTCTTTATGCTCTACATTTTTAGATTTTTTTATTCCATTTATATAGACCCACAAAATATCAAAATGCTGTCCAATCATATCTAAGAATAAAATAAAATCAGCGTTATCATAATCTTCAGTTATATAAGCTGGTAGATTATTACGCATTGCATATGAATTGTATTTATCAAATTCTTCAGAATCATATAATGCAGTATCGTACCAACTAACAACTAATGGACTTGTTATAGGTCTTAATACTCTAAACGTTAATAATGTTGTTGGGTTAAAATAATCTTCTTTTGGATATGCTAATCCATTTTCAGATTTAAATAAAAATTTCTCAAATCCGTCAAATGTTTTTATTAAATTACTTATCTTTTCAGCAATTCCATTCGCTTCAATCAATGCATATGGTGCGGGAATTACTTGTGGTACTTCAAATTGTAATTGTAAAATTGGGTCTATTTGTTCACCAATTAAAATCTCATCACCCTGAATTTCAGGAGTACCATCCCCACCAGTATCTTCAGTTAATAAATAACCAATTGGAAATGTTGTTTGTGTTAAACTTAAATACTTTGATTGGTACTCTTGTAAAATATTTATTTTATAATAAAAGTTTTTTAATCTTTCAGCCGCAGAACCAAAGTGTACAAATTGGTCAAATGTATATGAAGAACCACTTGCATATTGAATGTTTAATTTTTCCGTATCAATATTATTCTGAGATGTTATCTTATTTAAGATATCATTTGATGTAGTAGAACCACTTGCTATTAAATCATCAAATATTTTAAAAGCAGTTCCGTTATCAGGCTCTAATAAAAAGTTAGGTCCTTTTAGTGGTGCACAATAACTTGTATCAACTCCACTAATTGTTATTGTTTCAACTATTGGGTCAGCTTGCAATTTAGAAATCCAAACTTGCTGATTTGGTTGTACACTTGTTTCTAATGGTTCGTATAATTTTAATATAAGTGAATCATCATCACCCGTCCAAGTTGTAATTACTTTATTATCACCGTCACCAATATGCAATAAGTGAGTTAAGTATTTTGAGGTTTCATCTGCAAAAATAGTTTTATCAAATTGTGCAATAAATCCTTCAGCAATTCTACTAATAGCAACCTCTCTAGGAATTGTTAAATCACCTTTATCAAATTGAATTGTGATTATTTCTTTTTTACCAACTACAGTTTGTCTTCCACTTATATTATATGGAACTAATATTAATTGTAAATTAATTATATCTTGGTCTTCGGAAACATTAGTTCCTGCATTTATTAATAATTGCTTAAAATTAAGTGTGTGTGTTCCGTTTTTTGGTAATTGTGCAAAATTAGAATTACTACTGCCAGCATAAATCTTAACGTAATCAGTATCAACCGAATCAAATGATATTTTAAAATCAACATCAGTACCAACATAATCAGGTCCTCTTAATATAGAGGGATATTGTATATTTCTAATATCAGGAACACCAACCCATATATCATCCACAGCTACTAATGATGTTTCTATTAAATCACCATCACCAGCCGAATTACGTGGTACTAATTTTATAGAATATTTTCCAATTACATCAAATGTTTTTGATGGTATTATAATAATAGCACTTTGCCCACTAACATCAAATTGATATGTTTTATCTTTTACATATGCTGTTATTCTATTAACACCTCCAACTAAATTTACTCCAATTGGTACTGCTGCTTCTGAATTAATATTATATTGTGTAAAATCTTCCGATACTAATTGTGCAGGGTTTGTAAATGTGATTACAGGTAAAGTAGCTTGTGTTATTGAAAAGTTTTCACTAGTAATACTAATATTTAAATTTCTATCTGCTCTTATTTCGGTGGATATACTTTCTAAACCAGAAGTTGCTTCTAATGTTTGTGTTACAAATCCCTCACCACTAACTACTATTTTAGTAATTCTGTATGAGTTTATATCCGATGTTTGTATTGAATAATATAAATCAGATGAAGGAAAATCTTCAAATTCGGTATTACCGCTTGTTAAATTAAATTCTTCATTTGATATATCAGTTCCATTTTTTACAATTAAAACAGAATTATTTGGTCCACCAACTACAATATTTAATTTAATTTTTGTAGGAAGTGGGTCTGTTGGGTTTCGTACTACATCGTTTTGAGCTAATGTAAAATCAATAGATTTGTCTTGAGCATCTACATCATAACTATAATTATTTTGAAGTGTATCTCCTACAAATTTTCTTATTCTAAATGTATATGCAGGCGTTGTTGAGTAAACACTTTTATAAGTTTCAGGATCGTATGTATATAAATTATTAGTATCATTCGTATAATTTGGAAGACCCCTAGTACTATATGCTACTAAACTATCATATGGATTTATATCCAAAGCTATATATGGTACATAATATTTTGGGTTTTCTACAACATCTACTATAAATTTTTCATCACATTGATATCCTTCTTTTTGTACAGTAATAGTTTTAGAACCATTAATTAACAAATCACTTAACGATACTGAAAGTCCGTAGCTTGTATTTTGATATATTGGGGAATCGTTTACATAAATACTAGCATCCTTATTTGCTTTAATGTAAAGTACATTTTTGTTGTCAGTATTAGCTACATTTGGAGTATCTACGATTGGTATAAATCCAGCACTACTTCCGCCACCCCCGCCGCCATATGAAATACCAGCGCCAGAGCCACCACCTATACCAATACCCAATTCATTATCGAGACTGTTTAGCTGTTGTGCTTCTCCTACACCAAACCCATTATCAAAAGCGTTTTCGTCTACTGCTCTCATTTTTTAAATTTATATTATGTATATTCAATTCGTTCTCTACCCATACCACCATCTGCCAAATTCTGTCTATCCAATGTATCATATTCTTGGTAGATACTTCCGCCTCCACCGCCGCTGCCTCCTCCACTTGGTGGTGGGGATGGTGGTTCATATGGTGGTTCATCAACAGGTGTTACAATTATTGGTTCAGGCTCTACCGGTAAAACTTTTATTTCTTCAGGTGGTGGGGGTGGTGGAATTTGTTTTTTAATTTCTTCCTCCAACTTTAATTCCTTAGCTGTTAATATTGGTTTTATTACTTCTGCCTTCTGAATTATAGGACTTGTTGTATCTATTGTATTGTTTGATTCAATTCTTTGTAATACCTTACCAACAATATCAACGCTTTCATCCAACCCAGCATCATAAGTAGCTTCTTTTTTAACATCAGGCTTTGATAGATAAAAATCAATACATTGAATTAATATCTTTTTACATATACTTTCAATTTGATTTACCGATAATTCTATTACTGGTCTTTCAGTCTTTTGCTTACCATATTTAACGTTTTTAATATCCGATATTCTATTTGTGAATTCATAAAATGATGCTTCAACAAATTTTTCAAATACTTTAGTTGAAAATATATCCAAACTAGATATCTTAAATTCGGTATTCATTTTGTCTAACCACTTAGTCGAATATTTTGATTTTAAAAAATTATCAATTACACTTGGGTTTACTTTCTCAATAAAATTAAATGCTAAATTTATAGTATCATCTCTAAATTCACCATTATTTATAAATAAATCAAATCGCTTCTTAAGTTCTGCATTCAACTCCAATCCTTTCTTTAAAGGTAATAATCTTACCTCTGTGCGTGATGGCGATATTTCAGCTATCCATAAACTATCAGATGGAAACTCACTACCAACTCTTTTGTTAAGTAATGTTATTTGTGTTTTAAATATACCATTATCATATCCAGCTTCTCTTAAAAGTCTTTCAACATCTATAAAATATTCAGTTGGAAATTGATTTTTCTTAAGTACAGTTCCTTCAGCTATTAAAAAATAATCTTTAATGTTTGCAGTTGTTAATGGAACATATCTAACCAATTCATCATTTATTTGTGGTAATTGGTTATCGTTTAAATCATATACAACAAACTCAATAGCATCTTTTTCACCAAACCCAAAGAAGGACTCTAAATTACCTTCTTCAAATATTTTTCTATCATTTGAAGATATTCTATATCCCTGATTATTTAGTATTTCCTTAAATGTTTTTATTGCCATGACAACTTGTTTCTTTTACTCATTTGCTTATCATATACATAGTAACAATATTGTTTTCCTACACTATGAATAAGTTTACCTATCCAATTATCTTTTGGTAATGTACCCACCACATAAGCCATATGCTCAGTCCAAGGTTTTACCATCATATAAATCCACTTAGTATTTTGTGGTTTAGCTTTCATATACTTAACTACGTTTCTAGCCCACATCATATATCCTAATACCAAACGAGGGTCTTTCTCATACATCATCTCACCATAAATTTCATCGGCGTTCCAAATGTGTTGAGGTAAGAAACCTTGATTGTATAATTCGTTACAAATAATTTTCTTCTTTTTAGTAGTTGCGTTTGTAAGTTGTTGATTAGCTGCAATCAATTGTGTTTGGTTAGTATTCAATTGAGTGTTTATTTGATTTATAGTTTGATTAAGATTTACTATTTGAGATTGTGCTGATGTAAGTTGTTCTCCCAACAATGCGTTCTCTTGCAATAACGAAGTATTTCTTGCACTTAACGAAACTCTTTGAATAGATTCTGCAGTAGCTTTTTGTATTGAGTTTTGTAAACTACCAATACTACTTTCTATTTTTAAATTAGCTTGTTGTGTTTGGTTTTGAGATACAGCCAAAAGTAAATCTTTAGAATCCATTTCAACTACAAGACTTTGAGTTACTATTTCTAATTCTTTAACCTTTGATGCTAAATCAAGAGTAACTGTGTTTAATCTTTCAACCTGTAATGTTAAATCACTTATAAGTTGAGTTGCTTCATTATAAGATGTTAGTAAAATTGTTGGTGGTAATGATGGCGCCGGTGGATTAATCAACTCTACTATATTAGTATCTATTGATTTTATTACCTCTACTTCATTATATTTTGGTTTTGTTAATTTACCAGAAAGGATACCATCAGTCGCAACAGATCCACTAAAAACATGGACACCAAAATCATTTTTAGTTTTGATTGCCAATGAACCACTAACCAAAAGTTCTGATATTTTATCTTCATTTCGTAAACCCGTCTTTATTAATCTCTTTATCATTTCTAATTCTTTGCTATACTAAATGTTATATTATCATCAAAATATTGAGAGCCACCATCTTGCTCAATCATAAATTCTATTTTATAAACTCTATCAGCTTCCCAATTTGATAAATTAAGTTTTATATAGTTTCCATCAGCATCGCAACTTATTTTAGAATAGTTACCAAACGGAATTATAATATCATTGGATGCAAAATCTCTTATTTGATAATATGTTGTTGTTGGTAAATACTTTTGAGTATTGTATGAGAATTGATTAGAGAAAGTTTTTAATGGATATAATTCTCTACCAAATATTCTTATTTTAGCAATACTATTTAGTTTATATTCTTTCTTTAAATTATTAATACCAATTTTAATATCTTCTGCAGTTAATGCTGTTAATGAACCAGTTACATAAGATTGGTCATCCCAACCTATTCTAATTTTTGGTTGATATATTGTATGAGTCTCTTTACTAAAGAATTTAATTACACCATAATCTTCTGTATTAGATTCTACATCATTTGAATTATCTGCGTTTGCGTATTTTAAAATAAATCCATCATTTGGTATTCCACCATTTATAGAACCACTCATCCAACCTTTTAAAATAGATTTTACATCCATATTAATATCGGAAGTTTGATAATCAAATGATTGAGAAGCTGCGTATTGTGTCCACCAAGTTCCACCCACACCATTGTTTATACTAGCGGTTGTATTTGGTGCAAAGGTATTATCTAACCAATCTACCTTAGTATCACCTTCTCTATAATTCCAAGTTACACCTTGAGTAGATATATTATCAAAACGAGTACCAGTACCCATTTGCCAACTACGAGATACTGCATTTGCATATATTGTATATTCTAATGGAATTTCATTTGTTTGAGTTTCTCTTAAAATTAAAGTTGCATCATTAAATCCAATACTATTATCTGATATTGATTTTGATATATATCCTACATCAAATTTTACTAAGGCGTGAGATACATCTTTTATGTTCCCATAATATATTTTACTTATTTCTAAGATTTCATCAAGCCCAGTATTTTGATTGGGTTGTTGAAGATAAAGCGTTGCATCTTTTGATGCTGTTAAAAAGTAGTATCCCATTATTTTGCTCTGCCTTTTATGTCCGAATCCGGATATTTAATTTCAAAAATAGATGGGTCTAAAGATGGATATACAATCTTAGCTTTAGTTGCCGCTTCTATATTATATGAATTTGGTGCGTATTTACCTCCACATTTATTTACTATTAATAAATTTGGAACAGATGAAACTCCTTCTATATTTGCTATTAATAATTCAACTTCACTCAAATTTATGGTTTGATTAAATTGCCAATTATCAATCTTAAAGTAATCTTTTAGTTCTGAAATACATTTTGCCAATACCTCACTCTTATTATAATTTTGGTAAACTGATATTTCAAATTCAATACCTATGTTTATAATAAATCCATCATTAATATTAATACCATCGGTTAATAATCTATACTCATTTAAATATGTCTTTACATTTTCTTTAACACCTCTACTAAGTGGTACTAATCTTCCAAATAAATCATATCCTAACAAATACAAATTAATTGCAAAAGGATTATTTTTTTCATTTTCATTTGAAGTCTTTCCAATTAAATAATTTGTAATATCTTCTTTTATAGATTGTTCAGATGGTTCTTCACTATCAGGCATATTAACAAAGTTCATTACCAAATCAGTAAACTCTTGTAAATTGTTTGGAGATGCTAATATAGATGCCGGTGAATTATTATCAATTGTACCATCGGCTACAGCGTATGCTTTTGCAACTGCTCCAAATTTTGCAGGCATTGATAAAACTCTTACTTGATAATCCTTTGCGGTTACTGCTCTATTTTGAGAACCAAAGTTTGCTAAAGCATTTTGTCTAATTTCTTCAACAGTCTCACCACCTCTACCTCCTGCAGCTGTAACTTCATTATCAATAGCTACAGAGTTTTTAGTAGCGTTATATATTGCCCTCTCTGCATCAGTTAGTGCTTGAGTATCTTCTTCAAACTCTATTTTATTGATTCTAGTCAATTGTCCAGTTGCTACATTTGATTTAACACCACCGCCAGTTAAATACTTAACAGTTATTGTTGTTGCTGATGGTGATGTTCCATATGTTTTTGTTTTCAAAAAGTTTGTAGGGTCAAATGATTCTTCTAATCTACTGATAGAATTTGGTAATCCCAATCCTACATTTTTAAGATTTGGAATTAATTGCTCATCCGATGCTGATGAATCACCTGCTCCAAATTGAATAACAGTTCTACTTTCCTCATCTATTTTTGCAACAAATCTTCTTGGAGTTTTTATTGTTTTTAAAATGTATGGTACAGTTGTTTTAAATTGATACAAATCTGCATCATTTACTTCTGTATTTGGTACATCTATAAAAACCATTTCTTGTGCTAAATATGGTACTTCGTACCATTTATTATTGCCAGTATCTCTACAATCATATATTTGAATTACATCAGTTTCATCCAATACTATTTTTTCAAATGGAGAATATGAATTAAATGTAACTGATTTCTCTTTTAACTCACCAGATATTACTTGAACGTATTTTTTAATTAAATAAAAACTTGGCTCTCCCGTTGCAGCATCTCTTTGGTAAACACTAACCTCTCTACCATTTTCATCAGAAAAATCAACAGCGTCTGTTGTTCTAAATACAATACCATCTTTTGTTGAGATTGATTGCATTCCTTCTTTAATTCTTAAAAAATATTTTGTATCAGGTAAATTATTTATTCCAGTTCCAATTGAAGGAACTAGTTGATAAACCGATAATGTTGTAATTGCTGGGGATGTTACTTTTGGTTTATATCCTAAATATTGAGATAATGCTAATACACTTTTTATATCTTCGGCATATACCATCAATGATTCTTTTAATGTATCATCAATATAATAAGATAAAGAATCTCCTATATATGATGCCATTTCAATAAACATCATACCAGGTGATGATTCATTAAAGTCAGAATATGTTTTTGGGAAATAGCTTTTTGCAAACTCTACTAGATTATTTCTAAATCCAATAAAATCCTTATCAAGATACTTTATATCTTTTCCTTTATTTTTAAAATTTTTATTTGTTACAGTTATTCCCATTTTTTATTTATTAAGCTGCTATTGTGAAAGATACAGTATTTAAATCCGGTTGATTTAATAATCCAAACGTAACAGACACATTAACTAAGTTATTATCTCTATTATTATTTGTACTTTCTACATCTATTTGTTCTATTGTAACATATGGTAACCATTGTTCCAATGCAATTGTTATAGCATCTTCAATTTTACCAGGCAAAGTATCATCATTAAAATCAAAAAGTAATTCCTGCAAACCACTACCAAATTCAGGTTGCATTACTCTCTCTCCCTTTTTAGTTAATAATAGATTTTTTACATTTGATTTAATTTGCTCATTTGTTGTAAAGGTTTGATTGAACGCAGTATTACCGATTTGGATTGGTAATGATATACCTATCGCATAATCTTCATACTTTTTAGTATCTTGTACTAATTTTTGTCCTAATACAATTGCCATTACTTCTTCTTAAATCTTTTTACAAGTTCTGAATAATCTCTATTCAATGCTTTATCTATTTCAGCTACTCCGGTATTTACACCCAAACCAGTTGGTTGAGGTCCTTTAGCCATTTCGCCATAACCCATTTTTTCAGCAATTGCACTTTTACCTACAATTGAACCCATATCACCTTGTCCAAAATTCATTGTTCTAAATCCACCATCACCTTGTGGTATTCCACCTCTGGTTTCATTTAGTATTTGGTTAATCATTGGGTTTTTGCTGTATTGTTTGATTGGTGCGGTTTTTTGTTGAACCGATTCTATGATTGGTTCATCTTCTAAAATAGCCTTAGCCATTGAAATACCCTTTGATTGTGGTTTTTGTGCTATCTTTGATTCAGATAGCATTTTTTTCATTTCAGCCTTCACACCTTCCTTAATTAAAACAGGTAATTGCTCTTTAAGCTCCTCTTTAAC